GTCCGCTCTGCCAGCTTACGATAAACAGTAAAAGTAGTCTGAGGAGTCCCGAGATACATAATACGGCTATCGTCTTTTGGCGTAAGGATAGATTCAGCTTCGGTACATAGTTGTAAAAGTTTTTCACGCATTAACTCCGTCATACTGTTACCCGGTACTTCGACGTCATCTAATACGATGAGGTCTGCACGAGATCCAGTCAGCTGTCCTGTGATACCCACTGATTTAACAGAGGGTGCTTGGTGAGGTGTACAGTTTACATCAAAGCTGATACGAGACCATCTGCTCTCATCAGATCTAGGCTGTAAGTACGACAACCAAGGTGTGTCTATAATGAGTTTTTGTAAAAAGATAGACATGTTATCTGCACGTTCTTTTGATGCAGAGATTATCATGATCTTTCTTTCTGGGTCATTAAAGAGTGTCCATAACACAAAAGCACCAGTAATCCAAGATTTACCAACACCTCGAAAGGCTTGAATCTGGAGTCTCTTGGGTCCGGACTGTAAGTAGTCTGCAATCGCATATTGTGCCCTCGTAGGTGATGGGAGACCTAGCTCTTCCCACAATGCTTGTAGGAAAAGCTTAAAGTCGTCCTTCAGACTATTAATTATTTCATTATCAGTCATCGGCGAATATTATCTCCAGTTGTTTGTCGATTGGTACAGGTTTTACACGTTTATATGTATATGTACGTAGACCTTCTTTCTTTGCCTTTTGTGTAGGAAGATCGAAAGGTAATTTTGTTTGTATAAGTTGCATATACCTTTCTACGTTTCTTTTGTGCTGATTATGTGTAATACTAGGAGGTCTTTTACCTCTAACACGCATAGACTCGTTATAATCTGCTATATTATGTAATAAGTCAATAGCTTCTATTTCTTGGTCATAATCGAGTTTATACTGTGCTACAGTGTTTAAAACTTCCTGTTCATCAGCTAACGGTAAGTTTGCTTGTACTTCTTGCTTAACAATGTCAACAATCTTTTCAACTGATTTAAGTCTATACTTTGTTCCGGTAATTTTTAATTTTCCGGTTTCTGCAAGTTCTGTAAGTAGTTTAACAATATAGTTAGGATCAACTCTATTACCAAACAAAGCTCTGATCTGTGCCATAGCTTCATCTATAATACGATCACCTTCGTTGACTATCTCAGCTAACTCTCTAGCAACTTCCATTCTACCTTCACGACTACCAGTAATTTTATACATTCTTTTATCAAACCAGCTAGCCTTACCTTCATCAACATCCTGTAGACCCATTTCTTTATAATACTGATGATGTAGTATATCGTGTGGTTCTGCAGGGCGTCGAATAACTTTTTCAGTGCCGTCAGGTAATACTACTCGCTCATTAAAACCTTTAGTAACAATTTGAGTTAAATTACTTTGTGGACCACCTAAACTATCAGGGTCAGTTACAGGTGAGCCGGGGTAAATGTCATACTCATTAAATGTTTGTGTAAGTTCCATCCATTCACTACCCGGGGTATCATCTAGTGGAAGACCACGGTATACAGGTGCAACTACCATAGCAGCAAACCTGTGATGTAAGTTTGGCTTAGATCCAGTTAGTTTCATATATCCACCAAGTTCTTCTACAAAAGAAAGCTTAGTTTTTTCTCTTGTTCTTTCAAACGATGACTTAACAGTTTGACCGGGTTTTGTTTGTGCAAGCTGAGAAGTTAATCTTCTAGCTTCACCTTTTACATTCTTTTTAAGTAATCTATCGTCAAAAACAAAGTTACCATCTGCATCTTTTTTAAATCCAGCTTGGTTAAAATGTCTGTTTCTGTAATCAGTAACTGACTCTTTTTTTCTAATACTTCCAAACTGAGGTAATCCTAGATCTATCATCTTCATATCCCCAGCACCTTTGTCCTTAGCTCCTTTCATAAGTCGAGCATGTATAACATTTAGTGGTAAGTTTCCTTCGATCAGACCGGCATTAGTTCCCGGATTTAGTGTTTCTGTAGGTATAATACCTTGTTCTTTTAGATCTACATACTGTTGAGCTTTTTTATAACTAATTTTGTTTTTCTTAGCTATGTTAACTATTTCTTGTACTCTTGTAGGTTTCATATTCATAATGTCATCTACTTCTTGAGTTATGTTAACCATCTTGCGTGGTACTTTACCTACTGACTTAGGAGGTGTATACGGTTCAATAGTTTGTTTTATGCCTAAATGTTTAGGTTTAATTTTAGATATACCTTTAGCTGCTGCTCCAGCTGCAACAAAAGTAAGTGGTGTAGATATACGTTCATCTATCTGTGTAACATCACTTATTTTACCTAGTGCAGCTCCGACTGGTTTTAGCACTGGAGCTACAACTTCTCCTGTTTTATCTTTTAAAAGCTGTACCCCTCTGACATAAGCATTAGGGCTTTTTCTATTTAGTTCATCTATCTTAGCCTGCCTTTCTCCTGATAAATCAAAAAACTTACCAACAGCAGACTCTTCTAGATCATCCAGAAACTCAGTACCAAACTTCTTCCTGTCTTCGGGAAACTTTGGTCTATTCTCTTGCCTATTTCTTATATAAGCGTTCATTTTATATGTGATAAAATAGTTTGTTCTCTATCTGTAATACCGAATGTCGACCTCATCCAGTCTTGCCATTCTCTACTACCTTTGTCCTGATTGCATCGTCGACACGAGGGTACAACATTCGCCGTTGTATCTGTACCACCTTTGCATTTAGGTCGTACATGGTCGATTGTAAGGTTGTGTAATTCATGAAATTCTCCGCAATAAACACATTGACAATTAAAGTGCTCTTTGATAGCCCTTCTCCAGAGCCGTTTAGAATCTGAACTTGTCATGGTTATTAAATTGTGTAAATAGTAATCAGGTGTTGGTAGTAATGGTGTCATTAACGTCTTTTAGATCCGCCTCTTCCACGGTTAGTTTTACGAGATTCAGCAACTATCTTGCCTCCTCTATGAGACATATCGGTCTGTTTGCCGGGTCTACGGTTTCTACGTATCTGCATCAGCTCACGTCGGTATGCCCTTTTAGCGGGTGTGTTATTAATCCGCCTATTGTCACGTCTATGCTTGAGTCGTGACTTTTTATTTCGTCGATAGAACCTAGCTGTCCTACCGGGATTGGGGCTAAGTGCCGGACCGGTTCTTGCCATATAATCTAGATTTAACTAAAGATGGATCTACTTTTGGTATGACTGATGCTAACCTATCTAAGGGACTACCCTCAAGGGCAACACCTGTGATGTCGTTAGTTTTTAACCAATCACATGCGGCTTTTAGATCTGCTGTCTTAGCTTCGCCACATTTTATTAAACGTAAAAATTCTTGGGTGACAAGGTAATGCAGTTCATTAAAACTTTCTTCGTCTGCTTTCTTAGGTATTACTCTTGTTTCTGTCATAATCCGAAAATATCTCCCCAAGCAATGACTTCTATAGTTCCGTCTGTGCTTGCATTTCTAATAGCATGTAATACAGGATCACCACCATCAGATACTTCACTGAAAGGTACAGCCATATATACTGTTTCTCCATTCTTTAAATAAAAACTGTTTGCAGTTGCTGCTGCTCCCCAGTTATATCTAACGTCAGCTCCAACTGCTGTAAGGCTAACAGTTCTAACGTGGTAGCCTCCAGCAATTTCTTGACCTAATGTAGTTGATGCACTGTTAGCACCAGCTGCTACTACGTACCTTCCACGAGGGGTCAAAGTACTTGCCATGTTTTTCTCCTAATAAGGTTGTTATTCGATGTTTAATCCTTTTTTGACTATTTGTAGTGCTCTATCATCAAGTTCGTTATCTGTAGACTCTACTAACTTTTCGAGTAGGTCAACTACAAACTTCTTAAACTTGTCGCTTTTTAAACTTGTTAGTACAAGTGGTTTAATAAGTGCTAACATTACTCTTCTCCGGGTGTAGTAATTTCTTTCTTAACAAAACGTCCGTTCTCGTCTCGCTTTGCAGCCTTTTTCTTAGGCTTTCTCTTAGCTTCTAATTCAGCTTTCTTTGCAGCAATTTCTCTGTCTGCTATAATTTTAGATAATGTACTCATTAGAATGATAAAAATTTCTTTTTGTCTGGTTTAGGTGGTAGCAATGATTGTATAGGTACGATGTCCTGACACAGGAAAGCTACCCGTGTATTTGGTCTTATAGTAAAACCTTGACGCTGTAACTCTGCACATTTAAGTGCTCGTACAAGTTCATAATCTAGTTGCATCTTTTCCTCTTGACGCTTGGCAATACGTCTGCATTGTTCTAAACCACGCTTATCGAGAGGAACCATAAAGTTAATTTGAAACCCCCAGTTTTCATTTAGCTGATAACTTGATGGGTACAAATCTCTGGTATCTTCATCCGCTGTATACGGATTTGTATGGTTGCCCATATAAAATGGACTAAATGTCATAGTAGATCCATTACATGAAATGTTTGGACCATAGTTTTGACGAGACGATGCT